TTTAACACCTGGAGCCATTCTCACACCCATGCTGACACTGCAGCTTAAATATAAGAGGTGCTTATAATAATCCGGCAATTTATGAAGTGCCTCAAAGCCTCGTTCCACGTGCTCCGTCATTCCGGGAATGAATACTAAAATTGCGGGGATCATCAGGGCAAGCAAAACGAATTCGTCTTTCCAGCTCCCCTTCATTTGATCAACAGCAGATGCTTCCCACGATACTTCGCCGGCGATCTGTTGCTGTTTCAACTTAGTATTAGCTTTTATTTCTGTTAATTTGTTCTCGGCCTTCGCTTTCTTGGTTTCTATGAAACCGGAAACCGCCTGTCCGGCAACCCCTAATAATGGTTTAATTAATAATTGTAACATCTTACCTCCTTAAATTCATTATTCCGCCGCGTGCAGCATACAATGGTGAATTGACATCAACCATACGCTTGTGCTGTTCCATAGGGGCGTATCTTGCTTCTGAATATGGATTACCATAATCAAATGGTGTTTTGCCCATTTGATTTGGGTCACCACCATACCCATATCCACCGGCAACAGTGTAGGAACCTGGATCATAGTCATAGCCGTAGCCATATCCTTGCTGACCTTCATCTCCAGGCTGATTAACTGGAATAGTAAAAGGATCATCCATGTCTTCATAATAGTCTGATAATCCTCCTGGGAATAAAGGATGCTGTCCTGATACTAAATCATCCCATGTTCCTATATTAGATTCACCAGAAAGAACAGCTTCATTTCCGCTGACAAGACTTCCTTGTATATACTGTTGATATAATTCATTCGGAACATTTGTACTTCCTGGAACATAGTTATAAAAAGCTGCTACGTTTAATGGGTTACCCTGCTTATCCCATTTAGGTGGTTCAAGTTGATCCAGCCCCAAGGCTGAAATCATTGATGAAGATATGTTTTGAAAAGCGTACCCAGTTTCACCTGGAGTCGCTTGTCCTGGTCCGTATATTTCTGATGGAGGCGTATAAGATTCTATGTTTCCTGTCTCCGGATTATATGTCTGACCAGTAACCCCCGCCACCTCTTCATTCGTCATCTCCGATACAAGTTGGTCGCCTAAATAATCTGTATGCTCTTCTTCTGCGTTATAAGACCAGTTATTATTTCCTCCATTTCCGCCGCCGCCGTTTCCGCCGCCGCCGTTTCCGCCGCCGCCGTTTCCGCCGCTATAGCCACCACCAATAGATGGTTCTTGACCACCACTAGGTGTCCATGCTCCTGGTCCCCATCCACCTGGCATTATTCTTCCTCTAGAGTAGTATCTATTAAAAATCCTCTTTTAATCAAAAGATCTAAAATTTCTTGGTCAGTTTTTCCACTCATTTTTTCTTTTGCCGATTCAAATACGTTCCATGGTGAATCAAATGCAGATGCAAAATTAATGAAGCCAGTTTGTTCCGGAAATGCAAATACATTGTTAAATATTTCCGGATTTTCAAATATCTCGTCTACAACAGGTTCATCTACATCTTTTACACCTTCTTCAACTATTTTTTCTGTAATATCATCTACTAGTTCAGTAAAATTTTCACCTAATAAATCATCTTCCCTATCCATCATCCATAAATCAGTCCAATCATAATCCAAAGGAGTATCTTCCACTTCATCTTCAAATTCCATCATAGGTAATTCGTCGTATTCACCTACACCTTCCGGGAGCCAACTTAGATCTTGTTCCAAAGGTGTTCTTTCTTTACTGAGCATTCTTTTAGCCATCCCAAAATATGGAATAAAATTCTCTGCTGCTCCCATTAAGTTTCCAAGTCCGGAGGCATAAGGGAATTCCTTTTTATAAAACTCGCTCCCAAAACCAGCTTTTGGAAAAGGATTGTATTCTTTTGCTCTTACTGCTGCGGCGTTCTTTCCTGTAAACAGTGATCCAATATCATTAAGTAAACCTTGTGACTTAGCCGGATCCGTGAATAATGTTCTTCCAATTCTTCTCGCCCCTGCAGGCAATCCTCTTGTATCCAGCATCCTTGCACCTTTGTCACCACCTTTCATTTGGTTCATCCACATTTGGTACAAGTTGCGCTGCTCTTTTTCGTCCGTAGTCAAAAAATCTCGGCCAGCTTCCATGGCAACCATTGCTGGTTTAGCCTTGCTCATAAAATCCCTATCCAGCATAGTTTCAGGGGATTGAGACATAATCCACTTAGGATCACCAAATGTAGCTTCATGCTGACGTGCTGCGTTAACAGCACGCCTAGCTTGATTGGCCGCATAGGTCTGTCTTCTATCGTCAGCTGCCGTAAAAGTTACCATTATGCACCTGGTACAATTATAACTTTAAGGACTATAAGAATAACGATTACTAAAATTCCGGCTTTTATCCAGTCCTTCAATTTCCATTCATTCCATTCTTTTAAGTGTCCCCAAAGATCTTTCAACAAATTCATATCTACCTCCTTGTTAACATTGTTTATCTTTCATCCCACCGCTGACGCGTCCGCCATGGTGATATGCCTTTTTCTTCTTTCCACCCTTCTTGTATTTAAGGGTAGGTTTCTTAGTTCCACCTTTTTTCATCATCTGAACTTTTTGTCCAGTGTTTTTAGCATGGAGTTGCGCTGCGCGTACTCCTGCAGAAGTGTATGGAAAATTTCTATCTCCTACCTTTGGCATTTTTAGTTCCTCCTTTTTTCATTTTCTTAACTGTTCCGCCTTTTCTGGCATGAACATTTTTTATAGTTCCTTTGTTCGCCGAAGCATAAAAAACGTTTTCACCTTTTTCAGACCCATACTGGCTTTTCATGGAACCCATAATCTTTTTTCCCTTCTTCGTTAACGGCATTAGTGTATCGTCGGTTTTTCATCTTGCCTGAACTGATTAAGAAAGTCCTCCATGGCAACAAAACTTTCGGATACAACCTTGAACATTCGTGCCGCATCATGCGGACCAAGTGCTGAGGCGTACATGTTACGCGTCACGGCCATCAAAGCCGAGCAGACAAGCATATATTCGTCAGGATTCTTGATCTCGCGTTTAACAAGCTCTTCGATCTTCTGCATGCTATCGCTTATTTTTGTTAGTTCCTTGTCCATTTGATTTTGATCTCGCAATCCTTTCCTGTGACTGTTCCTTCATCGCCTCACGCGATGTGGCAATATTTTCCTTCAGCATGCTCATTGCATCAGCGTTTTCCTGCTTATCAATATCAACACCTGCCTTCATGACATCCAGGCTAGTCTGCGCCTCTAGTCTATCTCGTTCAAGATCCATTTTCTCTGCATCCATGATCGTATCCTTCTGGAACTGCTGCTGATTTTCCTTCTGCTTCATCATTGTTTCCATTGCTCGAAGGTCAATCTCTTGCTGTTTCAGTCTCACTAGTGGATCCTGTGCCTCGCGTTTCATGCGTGCCTCTTCATCCTGCGCCAATTGTTCCGTCATCTTCGCTTCTATTTGTGCCTGCTTTGCTGCCGCCTGATTCTGCAATTGATCCAATTGCTGCTGCAACTGTTGCGCCATCTGCGGGTTGGCTTGCGCCTGTTGCATCTGTTGCTGTATTTGCTGCATCTGCTGTCCGAATTCCTGCTGTATTTGCTGTCCTGCCATCAAAGCAATATGCTCTGAAACATGCGACTGAAGCATTGCGTAGAGCTGCGGATTAATTTGAACCATTCTAGTAAACATAAATTCCGCGTGCGCCTGCATATGCGCCATATGGTCCTGCATAGGAAACGGCTTTGGCTGTTGACCACGCATTGCCTGTGCATTCTCGCTTGCCGGCCCTACTGGTTCTGGCAGTTCCGGATCCGGTTTTAAAATTGCATCAACATTATCCACACCCATTGCCTGATACATTCTCCTGTACGCCTCGCGCAAGTTATGCAATTGTGGTGCAGCATTAGCCAATTGCAATTGCTGCTGTGCCAATGTAATTCGCTGCGCCATTGAAAATATATTCGGATCTGAAATCGGAAGTATATCCACACGGTCATCAAAGTCAGTTTGCTTAATCATTCTATTTCCACCAACAACCTGATAAGGATATTCCGGCGGAAGATACAATTGAAAAACGTGTGCCAATAAATTAAACTCTTCCCTTTGAGCATAGTGCAATCTTTTATGGATTGCGCTCATAACTTTTGTTCCACGCTCTAATAGCGCGAGTGTTGTTCCAACTGGATTCTGCTCATTTCCTTCACCCATTTTCATATCAGCAATCGCTGCAAATGATTTTCCTGCATCAACCGCGAATCCTAAAAGAGCAAATAGAACCTGTGATGGTTCCTTGTAAGGAAGTGGCAATAGTGATTCCTTTATGGAAACTCCTGTTACGTCTACATCCCGAAATTCCCCTGGCTGCAATGGTTCATCATGGTCGCGTATACGCATTCCACGAGCCTTAAAACCTGCTGGGAGGTTAGCGAGAGTTCCTGCGTCAATCAGTTGGCGCAATACACTTGTCGCCGTTCTCGATAACCCACCTAGCATGTGGATCAAGCCAAATCCATAGAAGCCTAATCCTGGGAGGAACTTGAAATGTACAAAATAAGAAATCTTTGCTTGTTTCTGGTCCTGTTGGTTCCAGTTTCTTCTTATGGATAAAACAGTCCGTGAAAACTTGTCTATTGTAACTATGTACGGAAGTTTTATTCCATTTTCATTCTCAAATCCTGGAATATCGGCATGAACATGCATTTCCAGAATTTCATGTTCATCATCATCAGAGGCGTATTCCTTTTCAACGCCCTGTAACGTATCCACTTTGTCCTTGACATCGGAAGTCTCAGTTGTCCCTGATGGAACATCAACGTCACTGTAAAATCCATTGACCTGCATTTTTCGCAGCTCATTATTATTCATTTTTATGATATGTGTAATACGATCCGCTGTCTCCAGGTCCGTCGCCATATAATTAATAACCAAATCCTCGCCGGTTATGAACTTGGAAACTGCACGCTGAAGAATAGGATCATAGTAAACTTTCTTGAAAGCTGATCCAGTAAGAGGAAGATAGAAGAGAAGCTGATCCATTTCAGGGTCATATTCCTTCATGACATGCGTAATTTGGTAATTCATGTATTCCGTAACACGATCCGCCTGATCCTCTATTTCAGGGGTGGAAAGTCCTACAACTTGGGTACGTACGGGGCCGCTTGGGGGGAGAAGTTCCTTATAAGCTTGTGCTTGAAACTGCGTTACAGATTCAGCCAATAAAGGATGAACGACCCCTGACGCACCTTCGAAGGGCT